CGACTATTTGTTCCCAAAGACGTGACAGACCCTTGACAAACCGTTACAATCGCTAGCAGAAGGATGGCCGCCCCAGGCGGCCTCTTTCCTTTATGAGGGCTTGTACGTCTTGACAGCGCGAGCGTCACTGAGTGTCCCACCTCTCTTCTAGTTTAAATCCCGTAATACCGCGCACCGGCACGGTACATTTGAGGTTGAAATGGTCACACCCCCTAAGCACATACACAAGTTCCGTCAGTCAAACATCAATGACTTCTGGAAATGCCCTGAGTACGGTCGACGTAAACATGCTGGCCTGATCAAGGAGCAAAACAACTCTGACTTCGTTCGAGGCAATGCTGTCCATAATTCGATTGAAGCGTTCGGTCTTGAATGGATGATCGAAGATACCCAGATGCCGTTGGTGACATTGCTCGAACTTGGAGAGCGATGCTTCGAAGAGGAATCATCAATGCCTGACACAACGTGGCGGGCGAACCCAGAAACAGTTTTGGAGCAGGTCAACCAGCGGTTGACGCAGTGGTACGAGAAGGCCCTCCCTGTTTTGCGTCGCCCCAGTGCCATTGAACAGAAGTTCGAATTCTTGGCGTACGAGGATGCTGTACGTCAAATCTATTTAACAGGGACGCCTGACTGGGTTGAAGGTGAACCAGGGGATCCGTTGTCTCGAATCGTGGACTGGAAAAACCCAGGCGGCCCACCCCGAGATGAGTGGCTGACGCGTCGCTCCAATCTGCAATCAGTTGTGTACACATTTGCTACAGGTATCGAACGGTTCACACTGTGCCATCTTCTCCCTCCCGTGAAGAAAAGAAATGGACTAATAGTTGACGAGCCCTCTTGGATAGAGATGGGTCGCAACGAACGAGAACACGAGGCACTCATCGACATGATCGTGGGTTTAGCCGTCACTCTCGAAGCGAACTTGACAGCTCTCCCGCAGAAATGGGACTCGTGGTTCTGTTCCGCAGACTGGTGCCCAGCGTGGTCTGACTGTAGGGGTAAGTACGTGACCGATGATGTAAGAGATCTTGGTCGACCGATTCTGACAATAAAGAAAGAAGTCAGTGTATAAACATAAACAAACTAGGAGGCCAGATGGCCGATAACTACAACCCCCAAGTGGGGATCATACAAACAGCCGCCCATGTGGCGGGACGAATACACGCAGGTTCAGGCGATCAAAACGCTTGGGCAGCCACATTCGAGACGGTTCTTTCGGCACTCTTGGAAGAGGTCGAAGACACCAACTCTAAAAGCGTTGCGAATACTGCACCGCCACTTCCCGCAACTGACAATAGTCAGCCTGCAGCACCCCAGCCTGCCCTAGCTCAAGCACCATCGACTGAGAACAAGAAGCAAACAATGTGGGACTACTTGTTCACTAACCCAGGTTCAGCGTTCTGCAACGTCAATGAACCTCGGTCCAAGACAGGTGGAGGTAAAGGCCCCGACTTCAGATTCAAGAACGTCGGCAACCCCTTTCTCTCGGAAGGCTTGTGGGCTGACTCGGTACCAACACTGTTCAATACTGCGGAAGGCATCGTGCAGTTCGCTACAAAGATGGAAGCCATCGCAGAATTACGACAGAGGATGGGCCATTAGTGAGTGACGCGCCGGTACTTCTGGAGCGATCCGATATTGAGCAAAGCGTCCTCTCCCTGCGTTCTGCCAATAAAGAAATCGATGAAACTCCGAAAGTGCCGGCGCGTTCTTTTAACCTGATCGATCCGACGAGCACAGCAGTCTCTTCATGGATCGACTACGCCACCAACCCTGAGGCCCGCTGGCTCACTGGATTCCATCGACTCGATGTAATGACCAGGGGCCTCGGGCGAGGTGAACTTGCATTGTTCATGGGGAGATCCCACATGGGAAAATCGCAGGTTGTATTCAACGCCTGCATCCACTCTCTTTTAAACGTGGAGGACGTTCGCATCATTCTGTTTAGCCCAGATGAGCCTCGCGAACTGATCGTCGCAAAGTTCTACTCGCTCATGTTTGGGCTCAACTCGATTGAGGTAGAGAAACGAATGCGTGAAGGTGACCCTGCTCTCGTTGCTCACCTGACCGAACTAGCAGAGCCAGGGAACTACCTCGACAAACTCTTGATCTATGACGGTTCGCCGTCGTTTCAAACGATGCATGATGTCGTCGTCGAAGCGGAAGACTACTGGCAGATGCCAGCGACGCTAACGGTCTGCGACTACCTCGAACTCTTCGGTGGCGCAGGCGCAGCTGACTCTCAAGGGGTGATCGCTAAAGCGCAGGGCATGAAAATATTTGCTAAAGAGGCAGACATCCCTGTCGTACTCATCCACCAGCAGGGGAGATCGGGAACTGTCGGCGAATCCGCTGGCCTGTACTCCTCGCGTTTCGGTGGAGAACAAGAAGCTATCTTCGCTTACGAGGTGTACCGTCAGCGGGACCGTTCGGACTTGAGCGCAGCCGAACGTCGCTTTCATGAGAACTCGATCAACATCAACCTTGTGAAGAACAAGCGCGGCAACCTCCGAGGCGACCTCACCTACTATTTGGATCCTGAGTCTGGTCAGATCAGGGAGTACACCACAGATCTAGTCCCCGAAGCCGATGACTTCTGAACTCGTTCAAAACTTTGCCGACCTCCATCAGGGAGGCGCAGTAGCTGACGCTGGCGATGAGTTTCGTCCACGTAAAGACCCTGATGGGAAACCAACTGCCCACGAAGGGCCAGCATATCTCGCTGCGATAGACGACCACCTATACGGGGATGAACCCCTCGGTGTGTACCCATTGATGCCCACCACTCCCCCCACCGTATGGTGGGGTGCAGTTGATTGGGACCTAGATAAAGATCGGGACTACCCCGAACACTCACTCATACATGCAGCGAACGTAACGAACGTCCTCGACATGTATGGAGTTACCTCTTTCACTGAGATCTCTCGCAGCAAAGGTGTCCACCTGTGGGTGTACGCCAAAGAACCAGTCTCAGCGAAGACAATGCGGAACGCAATGATGGCTGCGTGCTCGGTGGTCAAGGCCCCAGTCGTTGAGGTCTATCCGAAACAGATAGCGCTATCTGGGAAAGGGTTCGGGAACGGCATCCGTTTGCCCTACCCCAGGGTTGGGTTCCATGGGAAGCAAGTAGTGCGTCGAGGATCTTGGACCCTTAGCGTCGATGAGTTCGTTAAAGAAGCGACAGCCCACCGCTACCCAGCGCCAGTCTTCGAGGAACTCGAAGCTCTTGCCCCCAAGGTGGTGACCCCGTCACCGATACCTACCCGCCGTTTGTCGTGGGCGAAACGTCGACGAGTGGGTTCAGTCAGTCAAGAAATATTGGACCGTGGACCAGCCATGATTAACGGCAAAGTGGATCGTTCAAAATCGATGTTCACTCTCGCTGTGGGACTACTTGGCGCTGGATGGCCGCACGATGAGGTGATCCGAACTTTGTCTGACTGGGATGCACGCTTCGCCCGAAAGTTCTCTGACCGGCCCGACGCCGATCAGCGTTACGCTGAGATGGTCGCTGCTGCTGACCGTCGTTACCGAGCCGACCAAGGAGTTCTCCATGGAACCTGAGGGATACTTTTGTCATGTCGATTCTCGACCTAAGCCGAAAGAGCGGCCAAGGATGTCGAGAAGGCGAACCTATACACCAGCGACGACGATCTTGGCAGAGCAGTGTGTGCGTCAAGCATGGCACAATGCCGGCCACCCAATGCTTGATGTGCCTGTCGATGTGACTGTCATCTACGACAGGAACGGTTCCTCGATCTGGGTGAAAGAGATCGAGCATCCAACCTCTCATTGGGGAGGGGATCTAGATAACCTCGTAAAGCTGACGCTCGACGGGTTACAGCAAGGTGCAATATTCGACGGGAGCATCAGTGGTGCGTTCACGAACGACAAACTGGTGAAAAGTATCAACGCATTCAAGTTGTGAGCGACTTCAGTAGTCGACCGCTGGTTGAAAGGTATAACGGCGACTGGGCAGCCGAGGCTGAAGGGCACTTCATGCGTTTACATGGGGGACTGGCCTCACCTCCTCTCCGCTTCGGCCTCGACCGGCCCTCACTGGACTGGGGCGTACAGAATCTCCCGAAGTTCGTACGGAACTCTCCCGACTATCTGCTGCCGAAAGCGTTCGTCGAAGTGCAAGGGTTTGGCAGAAAGGGGATTCTCTTCAAGATAGGGAAACTCGTAGAGCTCTCAAAATGGAACGACCACTACCCTGTCTGGTTTTGGCTGTGGTCAAGAGTTAAGGAAGAGGGGCTTTGGATGCCTCTGGATTCGGCATGGGAACTTTGGGATAGACAAGAAGGACGCATCGAGAGACTAGACACGTATAACGCCACTTCAAGGGGGAAAGCAGCATTGAGGGTTACCTCAACGAAACTCCCTTGGGGTGTTTACGATGCCCCTATCTGAACCAAGACGTAAGCGTGTGTCGCCGCGTGACCCAAGTCAAGAATGGTGGATCCCTCAGGCGCCAGCGAAAGAAGCCGAAGACTCGAGTCGTTCTGTCGCAATGCAAAACTTTTATGAGGTTTGCAAGACCTGCATCGAAGACGAAATTGACCAGGACGTATTTGATTGCATCCTGATCGCTAACCTTTCGCTGCGTGTCGCTGCCGCCTTTACAGGGATCCCCAAGACAACCCTGGCCCGCAGAAGAGATCTCCTTCGGGACCGAATTGGGGAAACAGTCCGAAACGACAGTGGCTTATGGACAGACCTACTGGTCACAAGCAGCATCAATGAATGACATGAAGGTGTGTAACCAGCCGGC